GTGATGAGCGAGCAACGGGTGGTTTTGTCCGTAGCGTTTACCAAATGCTTCGGTGAAGTCTTTTTTACCGCGGTCGTAAATTGATTGTAAAGTGACATTGTTACCCCGCCAATTACCAAACATGTGTTGTTGTTTGAGGACAGGGTGCAACCCTTCTGCTGTTTTTATCATCGCCTTGTTGAGTCTTTCAGCATTTTTACCTTTATTGCCGTAAAGGTATTTGTTGAGTTGTTGCCATAGTGGTTTTTCACCATAAGCAACTTCACCTTTGCGCGCTGGATGTAGATTGAGTGTTTTGAACTTAGAATGTTGACCGACAATATCATCACCGCGTTCAGCGATGTTTGGTATTGTGTCATCGAAACGACGACCAATAGCCAATCTCACCATCGCGTCGATATTTTTTCCATCACCACTCATCATCGCTTTAGTCCAATCATCACTGTGGAACAAAGGTCTTGCTTTATGATGGCGCGACGGTGCGGGTTCATGGATTGTTGAACCACCGGAAAAAATGCGTTCCATCCCTCGACTTGAAGGATTTCTAATTTGAAGTTCGGGTTGTAATTCATCAATATATTTTTGAGCGTTTTTCTTGAAGAGGATTTGCGTGTATCCTTGATTCTCCAAGTTATTTGCACTTAGCAGAACATTGACCGCTTCGTCGCGAGCATCGTGCTTGTTGATTAAAGCATGAGTGAACTCACTTACTACGCGTTGATGGTATTGTAATGCATCTTCGCGCACACTTCATCACCTCAAGAATAATCGGTGATGGTGTATGCCCCTTGAGGGTTTTTGTCGGATGCGTCACCTGCTTTATTTTCATGTGCTTCTAAAGCATTATCGTGTGATGAATGTTGCATAGAATCTAACTTAATCTCTTCTTTCTTAGGGTCTGTGCGCTTTACATCCTCGACGGTGATTCGTCGTTGGTTGGTGTCGTAATACCCTGTGCGGACAGGCTCACTGCCTGTGACATTGGCAAAAAGGTCAGCACTTTCTGTTCCAAAGTTTTTTGTTTCTTTGTCAACTTTTGCAATTAATTCTTCTGCTTTCGCAACCAGTTCATCAACATCGGGTGCAAAATTTCCTGCTTCAACTTTCATTGGTTTCATTGGTCAATCCTCCTTCCTTCTACTTGCGCGGCTGTGTTAGCCATAGCGTGAATTTCACTCCAATCCATATCGTGCCATTCTTCGTTTGACGCGGGCATACTCATACCTGCTTCATCAATAGCGTTCGCGGCTTTAGATATAACATCATCTCGGTCACCGCGTAATGGGTCACCCCAAACATCTTCGTTAGCAGGTGTTTTAGCGCGGACGAAGCCAGCGCGTTTGAGAAATAGTTCCGGTGTGTTCATGCTTTTACGCATATTGTTAAGTTCAGCATCCATAGATTCCATCTTGGTGATGAGGGCTTTCATCAACATCATAGCATCTGTGTCGTCGGACACGCTCACACCTGTCCTTGTTTCTTGAAATGTCCACCAATTCTATCCGGCCCTATGTAACCCATAGGTCGGTCATTAGATTTCGCGATGACACCTTGAGTGCTGTTAAATTGCATAACAGGTGCGCCACCTGCAAATCGGTCATTAACACCGAGAATACGGTCGTTTTGACCTGTCTGTGATTTGTAAATTGCGGTGACATCATCAGCGAGGTAATCCGCAGTCGCGTTGATACTGCGTAGGAATTGTTCGGCTGATACAAGGTCGTTGTTCGCGAGTGCGATTTTGAACTCGGACATTGCTGATTCTAACTTGCGAACCATCGGGTCCATTTTATTGAGAAGGTTGCTCATGCCGTAAGCCATGACCGCTCCGCCTTTGAATCTATCGCTAAAAACCACTTTCTTTGTTCTTACTTGTAGGGTCTTTCGCGGCTTGGACACTATCGAGTGCTTGCTCTAATGGAGTCTTTTCACTTCCGCGTTGATTTTTCTTTGACGAAGGCGCACCCGATTGTTGAGTTTCGGAACTGATAGGTGCTGGTCCACGGTCGCGCAGTCCTTGACTTTCACCAAGACCTATCACCCCGCCTTTTTCCATCATCATGATTGGTGCGCCGCCCTGTGGGGACGCTCCCCCAACCGGCGGAGAAGCCCCTGCCCCCGGTGGCATCATCGCGCCCCCACCCTGTGGAGGTATCCCACCGCCCCCCGGCGGCATAGGTGGAGGCATACCGCCACCCGGTGGCATTCCACCCGGTGGCATTCCACCCGGTGGCATTCCGCCACCCGGTGCGTTAGGGTCTTGAGGTTGAGGTTCGGGTTTTGAATAAGTGAAGCGGATGTCACTTCCTCCGTTTTCTGTCATTTCCGGCAAGAAACCAAGTTGTTGCATACGCTGTGCAATATTCACTTCTTGTTCATCGCGTCGTAGCCTTGTAATTTCATCTTCTTCTTCATTCGGGTAGAGAGTTAAAACCCAATCTTCGACTCCCATTTGGTCAAGCAACCTTGGGAATAATTCGCGTGAATACAACTTTTGCCCCGATTCAACAGCACGATTCGTAACAAGTATTTGCATTCCTTCATTGTTGAGTCCACCGGATTTACCAGCATCCATCATGAATACATTAGATACACCATAGAAGGCCGCTATGCGCATTCGGATTTCATCACGAACTTGTGCGTATTGCATCTCATCAAGGCTGTCCATGAAACGAACAAACTCGACTTTACCGCGCCCCGATGCTGATTCAACACCAACTTTCGGGATGTAGTGAGGGTCGCGTTCCATTTTTTCTTCCGCCCCTTTCCAAAAAGCCGCTGTTGATTGTATATTGTCTGTGGTGATTGCGAGGATACCGCGTGGTATTCTCCTTTTTTGATACGCGAGGTAAATGTAAGTATCCATCGCCGTGAGTGATTGTGCTTGTCGCCACATACTGGCAACAGGTGAACGACCATACAACTTTGATGGGTTGAACTTTGATGTGTGCAAAACTTCACCTTCAATGTAGTATTGTGTCTTCCCACTACCTGCTGTATTGATGTAATGAACATCTTGGAGAGGGAGAGAGCATACATCGCATTCGCTGTGGTCGCCGTTATGCGGATATGTTTTATCACGATGGATTGGACACAGAAGGTATCGTCCTCCGCGCTTACCTGCTTTATCTGCAACTATACGCATGAAAGTTGGGTCACCGCGAACTAATTCTTTAACACGGAAAAATTCTATTTCGCCGCTATCGGGGTCAATAAAATACTCTTTGATGAGTAATAAGAAAGCGTCATCAACAATATCCAAATCCCATTCAATCTCTTTCATCACTTCAATAAATGATTGGTCCATACTGTTGCGTTTTTTCATCAACCAACGCGGGTAAATAATTTGGTCAGCGTCGGGGCTATCGAAGTCTTCATTCCCACATATACGGCAATCGTTAACAGTATCATGCTGATACTCTTCACCACAATTAGTACATTTCTTGTGAAACTTTTTTTCCCAATAATACCCGCGACGAAAAATCTCTTGGCATAGTGTGTTGATAGTTGTTCGGAGTATAATAGATTCTTGAACCGTGGCGTAAAGTGCCGGAATACATACACCTTGAACAAGAACGGGTTCTTGGATACCCGTCTTCCATAACGGCATCATCGGTTCGGGGGTAGTTCGTCTACTGAACGGTTTGGTTAATCTCGATAAGAAACGCCCCACTAAGCCTTTATCTTCTGCCACTACATCATCTCCACAAGTCGGTTCGCATCGTCAAGAAGACGAAGGGTTTCACCGTCCCGACTAAACATGGCATGAACTCCCACTTCATCAATGTTCCACTCTTTCAACAACTCTTCGCGTTTATCGGGAACATCTTTCCAATTGAGCCATTTAACTATACGATAAAGTTCATCGCGTCGTGATTTGATGATATTAGTTTTATTACGACCGCGCATATCAAGCAATTCAATAACAGCGTTCGCTTGTCCTTTCTTCATACGAAGATGATTAGTAATACCTTTCATCAATTTGCGTAAATCGTTTTCACTGTAAAATTGAAGGCGATGTTGTGTGCGTCTGCTATTCTTATGAATTTTTAAATCAGTTTGAAGAACACCACACCCAAGTGCTTTATGTAACTGTTCGCAATGCAACTTACCTCGCTCACCTGTCGCGATAAAACCTGCTCTTGGTTCAAGACGCTTGGTGATAGTGATGTAACCGTCAGCATCTAAGAAACCTGCCGCGTAAGCCCATACATCTTTGAAGATAACTGTTTTATCTCGAACAAGACCCCAACCTATTCCAACTTTTTCTATATCGTATTCAACACCATGCATTTTAAACAAAGAGGATAATTTTTGAGTTGTTAAGTGAGTAGTACCCTGCATACTGTTGAAAATTTCATTACTTAATAGAGGACCGCGCTCTTCAAGAATTGCGGCGGCTTTTGTAAGAAATATCGCGTCAGTCTTCTTAATGTTGTCAACAGAATGAAGAGAATTTTTCCATTCTTTTTTTGAGTTCTTTTTAAGTTGTTGAGCGTCAACCCACATTTGTCGTTGATTATTGTCAAACTCACCTTCGATAAGAAGCAATTTGCTGATGATGTCGTTGGCTTTCTCCCATTGAACACATGCTCTTCTTAATGCGTATTCGCGGGACACACCGTGTTTGCGTAATGCTTGGAGGTCACGGTCGCTAATTCCTAAATTACGAACCGTCGAATCATGCTTACCAATCCACTCTATTGATTGCAAGGTTGCTTCGACTTCTTGCTTCTTCGCAATGCGGATAGCATCAATGGCTTCGTCAATGGCATCACGCATACCTTTGTTAACACGACGCGCTAATCGTAAGTCTTTCACCAAGTCACCTGCATTGCGACCAAACATACTATTGAACCAACCCCCATTAGGTTGAGAACGCTTGAGTTGTTGAGCAACTTGTTGAGCCATCTCTTTTTTATTTTCTTCTTCTTCAATCTCATTCGGTTTAGGTGGAGTTGGGTTCGCGTTTGCTGTCCCTTGTCCTTGTTGAACAGGTTTAGGTGCATCGCCAAAAGAAGCACCTTGAATTGTATTTTTCAAAATAGCATCAATAAATGCTGTTTCGTCGGACAAATCAATTTTCATTTTTCTTCACCTTCATTGGTTTGGGTTTTCCTTGTTTAATCCAACATTTTTTACATAATCCAAACGGGTAAATGTTTCGTTCAACATAACACCACCCGCAATAATTAAACATTCTAACAATTCCACCTTTTCAAAGATGCACCTTTAGGGGTCAATTTACCACCTTTACTCGTTGCACCTTTCATTCCACCCATCCTCGCACAAAAAGACTTCCTACGCTTGGCTGACTTGCTACCCGGCTTGAGTGAACTTGGTTTTTTAGTGACAGGAGGTTTGAGATTCGCCCCTGTCTTGCGTTTGGCGGCTGCTCGCCCTTTCGCGTTCAAGCCACCTTTCTTACTGTGTTTATTTGGATTGTAACCGTGAAACGGTTTGCTTTTCTTTTTCGCTTTGAGAACAATTGTTGCTATCTCAAACGGTGAACAACAATTACAGAATGATACGCTCTTCGCGATGTCTTCATCATTCATCATTGCTAATTCTTCTGCTGTTATTGGTTCGTGCATTATGTATTCGTATTCCATCTTAACCACCGTGGGCTTACCACCCACTCCTTGTTTTTTACCGCGCTTTCTTTTCGTAGCCGCGCGTTTTTGACCCGACGACATAGAGCCGCTGGTCTTTGGAGTCTTACTTGTAACTTTGACGGAGGGGCGACACTTTGGATACCCCTTAGAAGACTTCTTGGCTTTGCTACGCCCACATGGAGGATGCTTACCATCCTTACCTGTGCGAGATACATCAACCCACTTCTCCTTGAACCATCGGTTCAAGTTCTTCTCAACAGTCAACGAATCACTCTCACCATTTTTTTCATAGAGCCTTTCTGTTTATCAATCAAAGAATAGCATGGACATTTAGGAGACTTCGCGGAACAATCATTCCCTTCAATCATACATACACATGGTGTGCTTTTTGTGCCACCGCAACAGCATTTGTCTTTTTTGAGTTTCATTTCTTCTTCGCCCCCTTCTTTTTACCTGCGCCTATTTTGCCTCGACAGACCTGCACAGCATACCCGTTCGCATACGCGCTTGGATAAACTTTGAACTTACGCTTCGCCGCGGCTTTGCCTTTAGGACATAATTTCTTTTCAAGATAGCCAAACGCGGCATCCGTTCCTACACAAAATTCACAATTACATTCAGTCATTATTAACCACCTCGGCAAATAGGGCAAGGGTCGCCCTCATCAATAGTTCCTCTCCCTTGACAAGCAGGGCAATTAGTGTCACCGCTTGGAGTTTGTGTCATGAACCCTTGAAGAAATTGTTGCATTTCGCGCTCTTCTTCGAGGTTCAAAGGTTGACTTAAATCTTTTACAGGTTCACAACGATGATTATTCAATCCAGTTTCACCATAAAAATAACGATTACATTTAGGGCATTGCACTTTGCGCCCACCGCGACCCTCATCACCGAGAGGGGTATTTTTCAAGAGATACCACCAATCGCTCAATCTAACAACCCCTCCATTATATCATCTAAATCAACAATTCGCTCACGGAACTCCGTAGTAGCCCAATGAGCCAAAGCGAGAGCGATGGCAAAGTCATCGTGACGACCAATACTGTCCAACTTACCTTTCTTCGACATCCCAAACATCATCAGTTCGCGTTCTAATTCACTCATCATTGTTCGCGAACGGTCGTCGCCCCACGGCAATCTCATCTGTTCATTTTCAAATCGCATAACTAAACCCATGAGAAGTGACTCACGGCGTTGGCGCGTAGAGATGAATGTTTTGATAGGGAGGTCTGTATCTGCGCGTAGTTCAGTGGCGAACACGCGCTGAAAGTTGTTGGCTTCAAGTTCGATAACATCGGGGTTAAACTTAGCGTTGAGTCTTTGAATTTCCATAATCTGTGTTCGGAAGTCCATGTTCTTACGGCGAACTGCATGAACCAATTCTAATAATTCGGGGTTGGTAGAAGGACGACGAAGCACTACCATAACAGTATAGTCAGCCGCTCGGTCGCTCGAAATAGCAGGGTCCCAGCCGACAAAATATTGGTCGTCGGGGTCACCAACTTCGCGGTCAATTAGTTTGAGTGTGTTGTCTTTTGCTAATTGTAATACAGTGGAAGGAAATAGACTTGATACATCGTCCATTGGTTCACATAGATATTCACGCGCAAATGCAATTGCTGGCATATCAGCCCTACGCGCGTCTAATGATTCTAAATCCCATCGCTCCGGCCACAGCGCAACTCCCTGCGCATTGATAGCAGGGTATGTTTCAACAAGATAACCGTCGCGACTCTCAAGTTCTGTGTAAAGGTCAGTTGGAGTAAATGGTGTTCCGACTATCATTAGTTTTGATGTGTGGTGGAGTGTCGGGACAAGAACTTCGTAAAACCATGAAGCGACGCGAGCAAGTTCTGTGTCGGTTGTTCCCCACAGAATGTCGTCACAAAGAATAAGGTCGGGGTGTATACCACGGATAGCACCGCCAACAGACTTCGCGCTAATGTTAGAACCATTAGCAAAACCAAAAAATGTCTTAGACCACGAATCGGCTTTCTTCATCTTAGCGAGAAAAGGCACACCGTCAATTAAATCATTGAGTGTGCGCATGTGATGTATTGACTGATGAAGACTGTGTGAAATTAACACGGCTTTTGTCTTTGGGTTGAATGCTGTTTTCCATAACATATATCCAAGAAAAAGAGTTGACTTGCCGTGGTCACGCGCTGCTTTGACACAGTATCGTTTACGCTCTTCGAGATTATTATACCAGCGTTCGTGGTGATGTGAAAGTTGAAAACCAAGAATCTCTTCAAAGAAGAATTTAAAATCACGCTTTGCTACCTCAAAGTCAATTTCTTCAATTGCTTCGAGCGAAAGAGATTGCATGTGCATCACCGCACATTAAGTCCTTTCAAAACAGAATCCCATGATGCTTCATGTTTTTTACTGCTTAATTTAAATTCTTGGTTGTTTGGGTCACCACCGAAATTGATTTCCGGCATTTTTACTCCTTGACCACCCGATGATTCTTCAACCGCGGCTTCGGCTTCATCTTCAACACGCTCCATTGCTTGAGCATCACCTTGCGCTGCTTGTTCTTTGACAAATTGAGGAAGTGCGCGAAGTCTTTGCATAATCGCTTGACCAATTTGATTATCATTGATTCCCAAACTTTGAATCATTTGTTCTGTTAATTGTTGGTCAACATTGGATAAATCAATATCGCTCTCCATACCCCTACCTAATAGTTCTTTACCCGACTTACCACCCATCGCGTATCCAGTTCCTTTCGCATCATCTTGCCTACCAAAATTGCGGCGGAATGCTTCTTCTCTTGGGTCCATTTCAGTCGCCGTAGCGGTTTCCGGTTCAACCTTCGTTGGTTGCGCTGCTGCTTCTTTCGGTGGGTCTTCGCGTGGAAGTTGTTGTGAGTAATCAATTTCCGGCATAGTGTTCCCCGGTTCGGGAACTTCGTCTGCGTTTGCCGTTTTCTCCGCGTCAGTTGATGGACCGGGTGGAAGAGGCACTTCTTCCTGTTGTGTATTTGCCATGTTAGAAGGCGCGTATGCCGCTCCATCTTCTTGTGCTTGATTGCCAGCGCGTCGGTCTTCACCGCGTCGCTTCATACCAGCGAGGAATCCTTCTTTTGGTTGAGCGCGTCTATCACCAATTCTCTTTATTTCATCACGCATGGCTTCTTCAACTGATTGAGTAGCCTCGCCTTTATCATTAGTATTTGGATTAACATTGAAATCGCGAGCGAGTCCTTGACTTGTGCTTCCCCGCGTTCTATCCATATTTGTGTCAAAGTTTTGACTACCCGGAACATATCTGCGTTCTGCGTCGTCAAGTTCTCGTTGTCCGCGACCAAGACCACCTTCAAGTGTATTTCTTCGGTCTTCATCTTCTCTCCTTGCGCGATTATCTCTATATGATTGCTTTGCCGCGGCTGGGGCATGTCGCAAGTCGCTAATTCCGCGACCTGCCGCACCCATGAAATTGCTCATACGCTCGCCCATGCCGCTGTCTTTGACTGCTTGAAGCGCACGACCACCCATATCTTTTGCACCAGCCATAGCGCGACCCATAGCAGGTCCGGCGGTATTCTGTGCGAAATCCTTCGCTTTTCGACCTGCACCCATGATATTGCGACCGTAATCGGTCATCTTTTTACCTGCGGCTGTTCCATATTTACCAGCGCGAAATGCCTGTCCAGCAGTAGCGTCTTTACCTGCATTAAAATACTCATCGAGGTTAGCCATTCGCTGTGCTGTGTTGAATTGTTGTGTTGCTTGACGAGGATTTGTCACTGCTGTTCCCATGAATGGTTGCGCGGCTCGTTGGTCGCGGTTAGCCATGAATGGTTGTTGTTGTTGCGCCGCTTCTTTCCGAATGATGTCGGGGTGAGAGTTTTCGCGCTCCGCGACAGCCTTGATGAGAGGTTCCCAACTGTTGTTTTGAACATCGAACATAACATAGTTCATATCGGAGAGGTTGCCGCCTTTTGCGAAAATAAATTCCATAGTTCCTAAGTCGCGACCGTGTTCAATCATACTGCTATTCCATTCTATTTCCCAATTATTAACCATAGATTACGCCTCCACAAGCACGCTTGATGTCGCGCACCACATCGTGTGTAGTGTTAAAGGATTTCGCTAAAACCTCCCAATCACCAATCGACATAGCAATCGCGCGAACATCAATACTTGACATGCCTATATCTTTTCCCAATTTATGCATGTCGTAAGAATCCATAGGGTCATATTTTGTCAACAAAGAGCCACCCGCGTCGTGTAATTGCACGCGCTCCATGATTGTCGCAATGACACCCATTGGGTCATCGTCGGACATTTGAAATGTTCTTCCCGAAGGGAATGGATTGAATTGTGACATATCTTGTTGTTGCCCCATAGGAAGCGCGAGTTGAGGTTGTGTAGTTAAAGCAGGTGCAGGTTCACTCATTGGTTTATCGTCAAGAACTGCTTGCGCTGGTAAAACATCAGCAGGTGAACCTCCGCTTAAGTGGTCGGGAAAATCTTGATAAATGTGTTTTGAGTCACCCGCGAACTTACCTCTCATACTGTGTCCTTCGTCAACAGTCCCAAGAGCCTCCATATCCAGTTGCTTACCGCCTTCTGCGAGAGCAACTTTTCGCCACCCACCCATCACGGATTCGGGTGCTGATTGTGACATTGAGTATTTACCCGGCTCAACTCCCATCTGTTCTGCTAATTTTAGTAAAGCCATGATTTCAATAGCCGCGTGGTTTCTTCCTTTGTCGCCACCTCTTATCATAGGCGCGAAGTGGTCGCGGTGATTTTTGAACATAGCATGAATATCATTATTTGAATCGACTTGTAGTTTAGCGCGCATGTTGCTAATTACCTTACGGAGTCCTGTCGCTGAACCGTCTTTACCTCGTCCATAAAGCAATTGATTAACAGGTGCGCGAGCCATAGCCCTCGCAGTTGGTTGGTCGTATCCCATATCTCTAAGTTGATTCATTATTCTTGATGACATTCCACCACCTGTTGACGGAACAAAGAAGTCGTTTGGTAACACAGAAACAATATCCATAGGTGATATTTCACCGTATGCCGCAGTTTGCGCGTGTAAATCTTTGTAGTGATTTGGATATTTTGTGTTTGACTTAGATGTGGGGTCTGCATCATTTGAAGTGTAGCGATGAGTGACACCATCTGTTATCTG